TCAAATTTTACAGAAATATCAAAAAACTTATCGCTTACTTTTGCAAACTCATTTAATGACTTACTGCCACTTAATGGTGTAGTCTTAGGTACCAGGTAAGGAATTTCATTCCAGTTTCCCTGGCCGTTAAAAACGGTTTTGAGTTGTTGTGCAAATTCTTCGTTTGTATCTTTAATGGCCTTTTTGCCAGCAGACATTTCTTTTGAATTTTTAATAGCATTTACTGCTTCATCCTTAGGCTTGGGAATCCTTATAGAATACCCAGCAGTTTCAACAAAGCCTTTAGCAATTAACTGTATAATAGTTTGGGCAGCGGCACCATCTTGTCCAGCGGCTTGCTCTATACGAGCACGTAGACTGACGGCTCTTTTTTGGTCGTCAAGACCAGTAAAGAGATAAGCCATAGCACCTTCAGGTGTTTTAAGAAAATCTCTAGTTTCTGGATTCTTAATGCCTGCTAAAAATCTATCCCAACCTGGAAACTCGCCAGAAAGTAATCTTGCTACAGCCTGTTGTTCTCCACCAGGTTTAGTTCCAGCAACAAGTCTAGCATTATTGTCTAAACCTAATTTTCTAATTTCATTTGCCAGTCCAGAAAACCATCTATCGTTACCGTAAAGAACAAGTTCATATCCATCAGATGCAGCAAATTTATTAATCTCACCTCTTGATAGGGAGTTTGTTTCATCCATAAGTGTACCATAAGAATATTTACCCTGGATTGCAAGTGTTTCATTTGCTAACTCATTGGCTGGTGAAGATTTTATATTTTTGCCAAAGACGTTATGTTTGAATTGGTCTTGACTGTTTATTATTCGTCTCCACGCAGAACCATTATCTTTACCCATAGCCATAGCAATTGCAGACAATGGACTATTGTAAAAAGATATGTTTCCGCTAAGAAACATTCTTACTTGTTCTTCGCCAATGTTTCGAATAATGTATGCAGGTCTAGTTAAGACAACTCTTTTCCAATAATTGCTAGTAAAAAGGTCAACCTTATCTATAACGGCACCGCTATATTTACCTCTAATAACGCCACCTGAAAAACGGTTAAGTTTACCTATTTCTTTTAAAAGTTCAACGGGAGGTGGGAAATAAATCATTGAGTTTAAACGCTCAGACTCTAGATGTGGACCATTATAGTCATACTTTTTTCCACCTACAGACATAAAATTTATTTCTGCGCCGTTTCTGTGCATATTGGCCCAGTATTTAGATTGTTCATCCGCTTGGTTTGTAAACACTCTAGTTAACTCTTTAAGTTTTTCCGTTGATATTCCTGCCTTTTCAAAAGCAGGGGCGTTAGCCTTGAACACCTCATCGAAAACTCTTGCCGATGCTTGATATGCACTAACCCTAGGGTCTGGATTGTTAACAACAACACTAACCAAATTTCTTAATGTGTTTTCATCAACCTTAAGTGCTCTTCCAAAATTAATAACGGTTTCAGCAAGGGCATCTTTATCATTATAATGAATTAAAGTTCCTTGTTTAGGTATATAATTATTCCATTTAGAACTTAAACCGTTGTAAAGTTTTTCAGTATAGGGAAGTTTTTTTATTCCCTTAGCAGCCCAGCCAGTAACCGCTTGTGCTGGTTTACCAACTTGACCTCTGTAAATTTTTGCCATACTTCTAGATACGGCAGTTCCACTTTCTAAAACATTTTGAACTATTTGTCCGTCAGCAATATAACCCGCCAAAACTCCCATAACTTCTTCTCTTGTTTTTGCGTTTGCAAGAGCAGTGGCTTGAGTGTATGTAAAACCTGGCTTACCACTTCTTCTGGTAATATCTATAAGTCTGAGAGGGTCTTCTATTTGTGCAATTTCATCTAATATTGGTTTTGCTGAACGACCATTTAGAAAAGTTTCAATAGCATTATAATCAATACCCTTTTGAATTTTTTGTTGTTCTTCGGAAAGTTTAACTTTATTTGCTATAGCGTCATTATATGCTTTTTGAAATTTTAATAACTCGCTATCGGCAACTGGCACTCCAGCGTTAACGGCTCTTTCCATTAAGTTAAGGTCACCCAGTGCTTTAACAACATCGTCTGCTTCATCTGCAAGTTGTGTTTCAAGAACAGTTAATCGCTGTAAATCTTTAGCAGATGCCCTACCCTTGGCATATGCTTCAGATTTTTTAATCTGATTGTATGCTCTTCTTGCTTTAGATACCTTAGTCAACGGGTCAGAATAAATCATTAACCCAATTTCACCAATAGCATTTATAAGCCTGGCTGTACCGCCTTCTGAATCCCCACCAGTCATATAAGATGAGATAGGGTCTATTGGAGAATATGGACGATAAAGTGGACTTCCATCTTTATCTAATACTTGATTACCTTCTCCGTCTAATACTTTAATTTTACCAAATTTTAATTTTTCTTCTCTTACTTTAAATCCTACGCCAGATTCTTCATTAGCAAAAAAACCTTCACCAAGGTCAATTTTACCTGTTTCGTAAAATTGTTTAACTGCCTGAACAGCGTAGGTTTGGTCAATACCTTCCCACACAGCATCACCCGAGGCACCAGTCTTTAGAGAACCAGCAAAATTTCCAAGTGTATTAACTATTGCTTCTACTGGGGCAAATGCTGTAGTAAGACCAACTCTGCTTACTCCTTTAAGAGTTTTCCACACATTATAGGGAACACCAAAAAGACTCTTTTTAAAACTAGCATTTGCTTCTTCTTGTGCTTTTTCAAGTTCTTGTTTTTCTCTAGCGGCTTTTGTTTCTTCATCTATTTTTGCAAAAGCATTAACTAGTTTACTTGACCCAATAGAACCATTTTTATATAATCCAGAGATAACACCAGCAGAAGCATTAGGGTTGGATGAAATAGTTCTTCTTAATTCATCACCTTGCGGTCCATTAAGAACTGCTGCTTGTTGTTGTATGTCAGCATAATCTAATTGTTGTTGAGTAAATTTATTACCCTCGAAACCTACAACAATATAATTTCCGTTGGCATCCTTTTTAATATTAGGGGTTGCCACTAAATTCTACCTTCAGCGCTCAAATACTCCAACATACGTCGAACATCTTCATTACTTGGGTCTTGAAGATACAATGCTTGAATTAACTGAGCAGAGGAATCTGGTTGTTGTTGTGGCACCATTGCTGGTAAAACTAAAGCCTCGGAGCCTGCACCAGGTCCCATATCGATACCAGTAGTTCCTGGTCTATCTGGATATGATGTAGGTGCATCAATTGGTATAATTGCTGGTCCGCTACTAATACTTGGTGCTGCTCTTCCTACTGCTGCAACTGGATTACCAGCCATAGGAGCAGATGTCTGTTGTTCCATTTGTGCTTGACCTTGTCCATAGGCTAAGCCTGACATATAACGTGCAGGTTGTGTTCCTGATTGTCCAGCCCCACCAGTGCCTGATATAATTGCAGGATTGTTCTGTGGTGCAGTTGGGCGGTTACCGCCTCTATTTTCTGCCATAGTTCCTCCTACTTAGTAAATTGTGTTTTTATGTGAACTGGTCCACCGCACCAAACATTATATTGAATTGCTACATTGACTGCTTTCTTAGCAGCACTTGATGCTTTGGCGTGTGTCTTTGTTTCTGTTTCCATTATTGCTAGAGCGCCAAGGGCTAATCCCCCACCTGCGCCTATTCCGTATAAACCTTTATCATCTCTCATATACCCATAGTCATCGCTAACTTGATATAACTTTCCATTAAAACAAATTAAAGCATCCCATCCAGAATCATCATCGTTCTTATTCTTCGGTGCTGGGTCATAACCTGCTTCAGTTAAAGTTTGTTTTATAGATGGCAATACTCTAATCATCATAAATCTATCTGGCTCTTGCGTTTTAATTACTTTAGGTGGTTGCCATAGGTTATTAAGGATATCTCCTGCAATAGCATCACCCGATACTGCAATTAAATATTCACCAACTTTAACTATCTTATCGCATCCTTTGGCTACATATGGTTTATCAGTATATGTAGTCATAGAGTCTGCTGCTAAAACCGCCCAGCCATTACCTTGAATACCAACAATTGCGGTCATAGTCCCCTACTTAGTTATCGTCGCCGAATAGTTCTTACACTTGCGTTTGCTTCACCACCTGATGTTAAACTTGATAAAAGACTTTGAATATCTGGTGCCTGTTCCTGTTGTAGTGGTAACTCTGCCATTGCCTGTTCTGGATTAGGACCTCCTACTGGAGCAGCAGCGGGAGCAGGGGACGTTTGCTCAACCTGAGATGGTGCGCCAGCAGGAGGAACTTGTTGCGGTGCAGGAGCAAAGGTAGCCTCGATAGCATCTTCTAATGCCTGTCCCTTTTGGCGAGCCTTAATTACTGCAGCAATTTTCCTAACAACTTCAGAAGCATCTTGTCCCTGTGTTGCCATCTGTGGTATTGCTTGTGTGTATGCAGTTAGAGAACCAAGCAAAGCAGTTCTCATATCTTCAATTTCAATTTTTTCTAATTCCTGAGTTACGTTAACCGTAAATGGTAATTCACGCATAGCCATATCTTTGGAGATTAATTTACCACCAAGAGCCTGTAGCATAAAGATAAGACCCTGTGCTGGGTTAAGACCAGCAAGCATACCGTAACGAACATCAGCAGAGTAATCACCCTTGATGTCCTTGGCTGGCTTATATGTAATTTCATATGGTGAGCCAGAATCAACACCACGAATTGTTTTTTCTTCTGGATAAATTACTTCATCAACCTCAAAGCAAAGACTAATTACATCACGAAGTGCTGCAGCAAAAATTGCTTGGGCTGATTTGACCTGTGTATCAAAGGCTCCCATAAGGGCCTGTACACCCTGACCAGTAACAATAGAAGCGTCAATGTTTCCAGTACGAGACTCTGGGTAACGAGTTCCTACTCTTAACTCTTGGTTAAGAATGTTCTGTTCTGTAAAGGCACCCTGTGGTAATGTTAGTTCTACTCGACGAACACCTGCTGGGTTGGCGGTGCGGATAACCGCATCTCCACCCAGTTGTAATTCTTGTACATCTTGTGGAAGTACAATAGGTGCCTGTACTGATTTCTCCGCTGCTTCCATTGCCAATAAGGCGAAACGGTTGCGGAGTAACTGAATTCCAAGTACATCGTCAAATTGTCCACGTAGTTCGCTATCAATAGATGGCTTACGTGCTACAATTATCATCATTTTCCCAAGCGGATTTGTAGCCTGAGATAATATTAAATTTTGTTTTCCTGGTATATAAACTGTTGATTGGTCTTTATCGTAGTACCGAATCATTTCTATCTGAGCGTTTAGATTTTGTTCATACCTATCAGCACCAAGTAGTTCTCTTTCATACTCTGGGAACTGACTTACTAACTCACCTAGTGTAAGGCTGTATCTTTTAGCAAATGCTACACAACGACCATAGCGGTCAAACTCTGGATAGGAACCAATTGGATTCTCTAAACGAATGCGAGGTAGTTTTGTATCATCATCTAATTCAATTATAAATGGAATAAAACCATAAGTTAAATACCAGTCTGCTCCTTGGTACATCTGGACTGAGAGGTCAGAGTTCGAAAAATAATTACTAGCAATACGAGTACGCTTATCGGCAAAAGTACGAGCACGGTCAGAGACCTGATTAGCGGCTGAGCAGTTAACCGCAGGAAGAGGTGCCATAACTTCTGAAAGGTCGCGGGCAACAATATCAATAAAATTTGCCACGACATTAGCATCTACTCCTTCTGGAAAAAAGTCAGGGTAGACCTGGGATATGTGTCCTTTACGAACAGCAAGCACGTCAAGGTTGC